ATTAGGTTTTGATAATTTAAAAGGCAAAAGATATGCAGCCACACAAGAATTATTAAAAGATTATAGATACACTAATGCAGATAATCTTTTTGAGTTTTTAGATGTTTTAAAACAATTTCCTGAAGCTTTACCAGATGTAAATACATTTATTTTAAGATCAGGATTATTGAGATCTGCTCAATCATTGGGGCCAACAGCGTTAATTGGTACAACAGGAATCAGCGCAGGTGGTGGGGTTGGAGCTTTTGCAGGCTTTGGTTTCTTGCGTTTATTAAATCAATTTTTATCACAACCATTTAATAGAGGATTATTAAAAGATATTGGTAAAGCTGGCAAAGAAAGAAAAGCAGAGTTAGTAAAAAGATTCTTAGATTCAATTCCACAATTACCAGATGTTCCAGCAAGCGCAATAGCAGTACAGCCAGCAGTTCCATTAGTTACAGAACAAGTACAGGAATCTTCACCACCGCAATAACCCATGCCCCTAACAACAGAACGAGTTGGTCGTTTTGGTGAATATCTCACAGCAGCAATCCTCTCTCAAGTTTCTGACACAGTAACCATCGTTCCACACAACGCATCCGCAGACATCATCTTTGAACACAACCTAAAGCTGTATAAGTGCCAGGTTAAAACCCAATCTGCAATAGAAGAATGCAGAGGTAATTGGCGGTTTGATATGCGTAAAGGCCAACACGCAAAACACAGACATTATAAAAATAACGAGATAGATTTGTTTGCTTTTGTCGCTGTACCGCACAGAAATGTGGTGTTTTCAAAGCCTTTAGACCAAGCTCAGCTAACCATCGTTGATGAACACATGAAGAACAATGATGCTGTTAAAAACATCAAAGACATACTAAAAGATCTTAACTAAAGATTCTTAATATCAAATTTAACTTTCTGATCCTCATAATGTTTAGCAGAGTTAATTCCTAATTGTAAAAAATACTCTGCTAACGCCTGGGGATCTTTCTGCATTGATTCAGCAAAATCAATCAGAGAACGGGCGATGTATTTATTAATATACAAAGCACTATTGTTGTTTCTCTCATTAACAATTGGATCATCAAAATCAGATAAGTTCATTGCCATACTCCTATAAGGATTTTTTCAATAGTTCCTCTGGTATCTTATTACCATCAACATCAACCCCATAAACTTTCTCTAACTCTAAGGCTATGTAATGCCTGGCTTTCCTAAGATCTTCAATCTTATCATGCTTATCTCTGGTCACAAGTTTAATTACATTTCCCAAAAGCCAATCAATATTATTAGCCATGATGTAATCTATAGGCTCTATATTGGTTCCCTTATTGTAGTGATCTCCACCTACCTGGTTATTGGAAGCCAAACGATCTCTTGCTTGATCCCAATCCTGTGGTGTAGCTTTGTCTATTGACATAAATACTCCTTACTTTTAAATAAATATTACCATTATTAGTAATATTGAGGTATTATAGGTGAAATCTGAGAAAAGGGAAATTTATGGAAATAAAAGACTTAAAGCAATTTGACATAGAAAACACTATAGATGCTGACGAACTATCTAAACGATGGGGTGTTAGCAAGAAAACTATAGACAATAAAAGATCAAAAGGAGTGGGGCCTGGTTATTGGAAGATAACAGGAACTATTTTGTATGATCTTGATGATGTTAAAAAAATAGAACAAGAGTCTTACATTTCCAATAATGCCTAGCAAACACGCACTACTATCCCCCTCGGCTTCAGACAAATGGACTGTCTGTCCTGGTATGCCTAAGTTGGCGGCACAAGTTTCGTACACCACAAGCATCCCGGCCGTAACTGGTACTTTGGTTCACCAAATGTCTGAGATCTTAATGAAAGGACACTTAGATGGTGATATATCTTTAGAAGATTATTGGCTTGGCAAGGTTGAGATGGTTGAAGACTTTGAAATAGAGATAGATCAAGAGATGATTGATTGTGCAAAGATCTACACAGATTATGTAGAGGCAAGAACAAAAGAACTCAATGGTAAGTTGCTGATTGAAGAGCAAGTATCAATGGAAGAGATAAGCGAAAATATATGGGGTACTGCTGATGCAATCATACTTTCAGATGGTCGCATATGTGTAATAGATTTAAAATCTGGGAGATGGCAAGTCTCACCGGAATATAATAAACAGCTAATGATCTATGGCCTGGGTGCATTAACCAGGTATGGCAATGCTGAAACAATTATGGAACTAACGATAGTTCAACCTAGAGGAGTAAAGAAAGAACGGGCGGTCAAGACATGGGAAACCACCGGAGAAAATCTTGCTAACTGGGGATTCGATTTTCTGAAACCACGAGCGGATGCTTGTATGGATGAAAACCCTAAATATGTATTTGGGGATCATTGCAAATTCTGTAACGGACGCAGTGTTTGTGAAACTTTTAAACTTAATACGGGAGAAAAATAATGTCTGATGAAAAAGAACTAACCTTTACCTTCGATGAAGATGGTAAAGAGTACAAAGTAGAAGACTTGTCTGAAGAGAACAAGATTCTATATAACAAAGTCACGCTTGTTAATAAACAAAGACAAGATGTGATTGCTAACGCTAACTTTGAAGTTGAAAAGTTAGAGATACTTGCTCAACATTACAGCAATGCTTTAAAACAGGCTGTTGAAGGTGATGATACTGAAGTTGAGGTGGTCGAATGAGTCTAGCTGATATAAGAACTAAATCTAAAAAGAAACCACCTAGGATTGTTGCCTATGGTGGGGCCGGAGTAGGTAAAACTTATTTTGGTTCACAGATGCCAAAACCAATTTTCATATTAACTGAAGATGGTATGGGTACAATTGATGCACCACAATTTGATTTATGTAAATCTTTTGAACAAGTCATGGGTTATCTCCAGGATCTAATTGATGAAGACCACGAATTTAAAACTGTGGTTATTGATTCATTAGACTGGTTAGAGCCATTGATATGGGATAAAGCCTGTCAAGACAATGGTTGGAAATCGATTGAACAACCTGGATATGGTAAAGGTTATGTAGAGGTATTGAGATATTGGCGTCAATACATAGATCTGTTAAATGTCTTGCGTGAAGATAAAGGTATGATTATTTTGCAGATTGCACATAATCAGATTAAAAGATTTGAGTCTCCAGAGATAGAGGCTTTTGATAGACATGAGTTAAAACTGCACCGCAAGGCCGCAGATTTAATTTTAGAACACAGCGATTGTTGTTTCTTTGCAAACTATAAACTTGGTACTGTTAAGGTCCAGGGGAAAGGTGGAACAATGACAACAAAAGCGGTGGCCGGTGATGTGGTTGCTTACTGTCGTGAGAAACCTGCCTATCTTGCAAAAAATAGGTACGCATTACCAGATGTTCTTCCATTCTCATGGCCGGAAATAAGAAAGGCTATGTTAGGGGAAGATAAAGGTGAGTAAGTTGGGGGAAGTCGAAAGAACAAAACGTGTTATGGCTAAGATCCAAAAGTTATTAAATCCTTTGATTGATAGCATGGATCCAGATAACAACGATTTGCCTCTCGATGGCTTACATCAACTTATTTGTATTAACCAAGACTGTGAAGAGTTCGTGGAATATATCTCGGACTATCACAGCTACGATCCAGGATAAGGAGTAAATATGGATTTAAGTAAGTATAAGGCTCAGGCCGAAAGTAGTATTTTGGAAGAACTCGAACCAGGAACATATGATTTTGAATATGTTTCTGATGAGGAAATCCAGGGTAAAAATGGATGGGTGGCTTTAAAGGTTCTCTTTAGAGTCGTTGATAAACCTAACTTTATGATTGGTCATGCTTTTACAGTAGACCATGATACAAGTGAAGGTGCGATTAACCTTGGTCTATCATCATTGCATGGACTGGCATTGGCCTGTGGATTTCCGGATGGTTTTCCAGACGATAGTTCTGCACTTGTTGGCTCAAGAGTAAGAGCACACGCAATCAAAGATGCAAAAGGCTACATTGCTATTGATGACATGAAAGGCAAAGGGTGGTCAGCACCCAAGCTAACAAAAGAAGTAAAAGCGGATGAGCCTGTTTCCAACAGTCAAGTCGAAGACAACATCCCATTTTAACTTTTTAAAATCAGATAGGCCCTCACTATGCGGTTGCTGTGGTGATCCGGTGGGGCCTCTTCTGGTCGAGGTTGATGGTAAATGGTTTGGAGCCTGTAGCATGGAACATCAAAAAGAAATTAAGAAAGGTAATAGATCGCCCAAGGTGGCACAAGTATCTTTAGCTGGTGTTCTTCATGCTAAATCTAAACTGAAAGGAAGATATAAGGAATTTTCTGTTAAAAATAAAAGCTGGGCGTTTCGTGATTGGAGTGAGGACGATAGGGTTAGTTTTTTTGAGAGTTATACCAGGGAATATTTAAAACACGCCAACGAAAGGGCAAGGAACGGGGTAGATGGATCTTACGAAATACAAGATAAGACACGGACTGAATAAAGATAAGAGTTATTTAGAAAAAAACAGAGGTAATGAAGCTGATCTTATTGCAGAA